ATTTCAATGCAGCATCTAATCGAGCTTCAGCTACTATAGACTTATGTGAAGAAAAAATTATACTGTCACTTATAGAGTTAAATAATAACCTACCTGAATTTAATATTATTTGGGGTTGGTTATATGATTTTGGGGATTTAACAGGGGGTGAAGTCATTGTAGAAAAGGGTACTGTTGATGCTTGACCTGCTGCTGTTATAGAAGTTGCTACTTCAATTGGAATTTTTTGGGTAGAAGTTAAATAAATAGAAGTTAAATCTTTGTTTATATCTTCCACTTCAGGAATATACCCTTCAGAACTACCCGATATTGGTTGTCCATTTCTAAGTATAGAAATAGGACTTCCATTTTCTCCTATTTCAGACCAATTATTTTGTTTTCCTCCTGTTTTAGAGGTGTTTCCTAATCTAATACTGTTACCAAATCTACCTTCAAATATATTATCACCAGCAAATGGTAAAATAGGATGAATATTTGCTTTTTCAGAAAATGTTCCTTTACTATTACCATTTAAATTTACTTGAGTAACTGTTTCAGATTGTTTTTTAGTACTACCTGCTAATATATCAAATATACTTTTATTCATAGGAGGAGCAACTTCCGTATTAGTAAATACATTATCAGGATACGGATTAGCATGTTGGTTATTCCATAAAGATACAGAATTTACATAATAATAAGTAGTTGTTCCTGAGGTTTGTGCATCTGAAGTTGCAGGTCCTTTAAGTATTAATACTAACTCATTTACTAAAGGATAACTTTTAATTTGGGAATTTAATGGAGTAGCAAAAGTAGTATTTTCCTCAGATTTAACAGAAGGATTTACAACTTTATCTAATTTTTGAAATTTAATAGAACCAATACCACCCCATTCACCCGTATCATCAAATAATTCTGAGTTTGAATTAATTGATATATCAACTACTCTAGCTAGGAAAAATTCGGTACTAATATTTTCATTTGAAGGTGAATTAGAAGAAATACCTCTAGAGGCCTGTGATGAAGCGGATGCTAATTTTGAAAATCCAGTTTTTAACATTACTTATTGTTCTTTTCTTCGAAGTTTTTATTAAGGTTATCTAACTCCGCCATTAATTGTGATTTTTCTTCTTCAGTAATCCCACCTACTTCCTCGCTTGAAGAACCATTTACAACACGTTGTATAATAGTGGCCATTTTAATTAACTGTTCATCATTACGAACCCCAATTTCCATATATTCTTTAATGAGTGGAACGATCAAAGTAGCATCGCCTATATCATTAATAAGAGGTTTTAATTCTGAGATTAATCCTGTAATTTGTTGTTGCTTAGTTTTTTGGTTATCGTAAATTTCACTTAATATATCGGAAAATTTCTTTTTACCAAATACAACGCTGTCTAATGCTCCCATAATAGTATTTTATTATAAATATGGATATAAGAGGGATTTAGAATCTAGCGTAGCCGTTTTCTAAATAAAATATGTATTGCTCTTTAAATACGCCATGAAGTTTATCAGCTATTTTAGTAATTTTAGGTGTTTTAACATCTATTATCTCACGAATGTATATGTAAAGCGCTTTTTTATTAAATACTTCTATAGTTTCTCTTTTTCTAAATAATTCAAGTATAGCATCTGCTATTTGAGCATCATTCTTTTTTGGGAAAAGAGTAAATATATTACTCGTAACATGATCTACAAATATATCAATGTATTTATCTAAATCAGATTTTATAATCTCATCCCCCATACTATAAGTGTGGGTTGAATGTTCCCCAGTTAATACATCAACCGGTACTTTTTTAATCTTCTTAGCATAATTTTTAGTATTATACAAGATTAACCAACGTTTTACTATGGTTCCAAAATAGGAATATGCTTTTGCCCCTCTAGTAGGATCAAATAAATGCATTTTAGATAAAAGGAAAGTAATTATTTCATGTTGAAGATGCTCTAAATTTTCTACCTCTGTATGGTAAAATTTAAAGGTATGTATAATATTCTGAGTAAGTTTGAAGAAAGGATAATGTATTTCTTTATCATAGATATCACTTCTAACTTTAAAATTAGGTTCATTGTTATATCTTACAATAGCTAATTCTGTATCATGAGTAAAGTAGTTTTTACTCTTAGGTCTTCTTTTCTTCTTTATAGGTTCCATATATTTTATTAGTCGATTTTGAATCGAGATAAACTTGTTTGTAATACCTTTATTTGTTCAAAAAACCAACCTATTTCATCATCACTTTTAAATGTACCTTTAGTATCTACTTGTTGTAGACGTTTATCTGCTATATTTAATTGTTTAGAAAATTCTCCGATAAAACTATTTTGATTAATAATTATATCTAACATTTTTTCATTCTTCTTTAATAGATTAATGGTCGTAAATCCTAAGACTACGACCAAAATCCCTAATACGGTAATTGCTATATATAATATCATAAGTTTTCTAACATACTCTTTAATCCTGGGCTCTGTATTGATTTAAGTGCTTTAGAATTAACGGGAGATTTTTTATTTCCCGTCAATGTATAATTTTTCTTTGGTGTAACCACGCTATTCTTAGAGAACTTTGGTAACCATTCAATTTCAAATTCAATACGCGCCGCCATCATGTCAGCCTGATGTAAAATGAATGGGAGTGATGTGCGAGGTTTTTGTTCTGGCATAAATGCCTTTAAATATTTCTCATTTGCTGAGTCATATAAACCATCATGTGTCTGAATAGCAACCATTTCATTAAAAGTATATTTAATATCATGTTGCTGAAGTAGAAATAAACCACGATCTGGAACGGCTGCGAATGGTAATGCCTTATTAAACATATAATCTTCACCTAATTTATCACGTCTCCAATTATCTGTCTGAGGGACATATGCTTCTTCAGTATCAGAACCCATTTTACCTAGGTCATGGTTAATGGCCGAGAATACCAATTCTTCCTGGGTAAATGTAGTCATATCACAACCAAACCCCTCCCATACAGCGGACATGGACAAAGCTGCCTTTACAACTCTATTAACGTGATCTACATACCCACCTGGGAATGCTGAATGGTATTCTTTCTTATGAGCTGCTGGCATTAATATAATACGGTCCTCATATTTACTATAAAAATCAAGTAAACGTTGTTTACGATCTCCAGTAATAAATGTCTCAATGTTAGTGTTAAATTCGATCCAATTAGCTTGGATTTTTTCTGCTGTTAGATTCATAACTTTTATTTTTTTTATTTGTAATAACCTTTGTAATAATCTTTACTAACTCCCCTGTTGGATTGTGTGCTAAAAATCTACCATTTAATTTAGGAGGTATTGATTTCATTACTTTTATTTTTTTATATTTAACTAATGGTATTATCCTGTTCTATCATTGATTGTAGTTGTTCTATAATAAGTTCTACACTTTCTACACGTTTTACAAAACTATGAGCAGTTTCCCTTGAATCCCCCACCATACGTTTAAGTTCTATCATTGATGAACTCATTTGTAATAACTTTTTCTCGACTAAATTTTTATTTCTCATAATTGTGATTTTAATAACGGGGTTATTATTTTATCCCCTTTGTTTATAATATTTTTTGTTGCCTTATTATTTCCCATTTTCTTATCCCCTTTTATTCCCTAAACCTGTATTACAAATCTACGAACAGGATTTTGAGTAACCTAGTAATCTTTAACTTTTCTTTGAAGTTCTTTGATTTTCAATAATTTGGCGCATTTTTCATATTCTTCTAATTCTTCAAAATACGTAATTGCCTTACTTAATGAATCATATAAAGGTTTATACTTATATTCAACTACAGCACTAAAATGGTTTACATCTTTTAAATCTATTTCTTTTATATAATACCATGCCCTATTATATACTGTAAAAGCGGATGCCTGTTTTGTAGCTTCATCATCATAATCCTCCTTTACCTGCTTCATAAACTTTTTGAGTTTATTATGAAAAACCTCATGGTTATATATTAATTTAGTAAACATCCCCAACTTTGCAGTTGCAGTATCTAAAAATGTGTCAGGTTTATCTAATATCTCTTTAGCACTGGCTTCATCTCCTCCAAATAAACTAAATAATCTGTCTTTATCTATCATCTCCATTATAAATATTGGATATTATTGTAACTTATCTAATTCACTCTCGATGTCGGTTTTAATTTTTTCTAATACCTCATATTCTTTAACAACATCCGATTTATCCTCATTATCAGGATGATATTTCCATACCTCTTCCATTACTTTAACTGTAGCCATTAAATCCTCT